GATCAATCACATACGGAGTAAAAATCTCCGGAATGATTAAATCAGAACGTAAAGTTGCCATTAGTCCTCTTAGAAATGGTTTACAGGTTAGGGCGCAGCCCTATTACCAGCGCAGCCGGTTGTCGATACTCTAGCGGTTAGCTTTAAAGCGATCGTACAAATCGCGGTCAGTCTTAAACAATCGCGCCTGTTCCGTCAGGTTGAATGATTCCGGCGCAAATGGATTTTTAACGCCTGTAGGCAAGCTGCTTGGTGTTCCGCCTGATGGTGCACCGCTGCCTTGTGGTTTTGGTGCCTTTTGCATCCATGCCGGTAAAGTTTTTGCCCATTCTGCTACTGGGGTCCGCTGATATCCATTAACTACTACAACAGTGCCATCGGCTTCGCGTTCAATTTGATCGCTGCCTAGTTTGTTTTTTAACACCATATCTGGATCGTGCACGATATCAGCTAATGCTTGAATCGCTGGTGCTACAAGTTCTAGGTCTTTGATTCTGGTTTCAAGTTCAGTAAGGCGCTGGTCCTTTTGCGCCGTCGTCTCACGGAACTGCTGCTCCAAAGCTTGCCTTGCTTCGGTATATTTACCGGCGGATTCAAGTTCGGTTTGCTGGGCCTGGCGCTTAAATTCGAGCAGTTCGTCAATGTCCACACCATCAGGCAACTTTGGTGCCTTTTTTGCGGCACGTAATTCAGCAATCAATTCTTGGTTTTTGCGTTCCAGTGCTTCAATGCTTTTTTGCGTTTCATCTGTTGTTGCTTGGATTTCTTCAGACATTGATATTTTGCGTTTGCCGTTGTATCTTACCTACCATTTTTCTTTATCTGCCCAGAATGCAGCACTCATTTTCCCTTTAGCAATATTGGCCGCATGTCTTGCTTTGAAGTTAGCGCGTCGTGCCTTATCAGCCATAGACTCACCTTTAGATGGTGGGCTACCGCTTACACCTTGCTGGCCGAATCGTATCAACTTGATGGTGTCGCCTTCTTTGGCGAGTACCGCATGTGATTTCTTAGGATGATTTGGCGTGCGTATCGGTTTGTTATAACCTTCAAATTTATGGCCGCCGCGTTCGATTGCCATTACTTTCTAGCCTTTTTGTAGATATCATCATCTGCTTTACGTGCGCCGCCTTCACCTGAGATATAGCTATTAACGCGACCCATCGCCCATGCAGTCATCGGCACGTTACGTGAGCCGCTGGATAGGTATGCGCCTTGGCCGCGACGATAAACCGCAGCAAGTTCACCGTAGGTAAAGCGTGTGCCTTCAGCTTTTGCTTTAAGCGCTTTTTTTGTTGCTTCGTTTAGGGGCGTTGCGCTTGGCATCCTGTTTAGTCCTCGATTCGGATACTGCCTGAATGTTAATAAACTCACCGCGTTTGTAAGCATCGGCAGTGCGCTTAATTTCAAGAGCTTTTGCGCTCTTGTTTTTGGCACCACTGAGATACTTTTTAGGCAAGCCAGTTGCCTTGTCTTTTGGTACGCGGCGAGGTTTTGCCATTACTTTTTCTTGTCTCCTTTAGGTTTTGTGCCTTTGCCTTTTGGTGCTGGCTTTTGTGGTTTTGCTGGGCCGCCCATGTAAGCAGGCATGATGCGCTCGACTGCAAGTGAATGCTGATATGTTAGCCGTAACGCTTGCGGAGTTGCCCTAGCGTCAGCTCTGAACCGTCGTCACGTACAAGCTTTGCCATCGCATCGCGTGCGCCATACTTTTCGGTTAATATGTCAAAATAAACTACTTTATCCTTTCCTAATACATCTTCCTGCACTGAGCGAGGTTGTTTTTTAAGCCATTCGCCATATGTTGTGTCAGATGGCACCATGCCGCCTGATGCTGCACGTTTGCCGCTTGGCGGTGGTTCTAAATCTTTAATGCCTAGATCTTTACCAAGCTGCTCATAATCAAGCACCGGTACTGTTGTTGATCTGCAATTAAAATGTTGTGGCGGTGTTGGCCCTTTGCCGTATTCAAACTGACGACCATCTAAGGCGCGACATCTTGCGCTAGTTCTGGTGTCAAGTGTTGCAATGTAACGATATTTTTTAGTAATGTCTTGGTTTGATTCATATACTTGTTGGCTGGCAGCATTAGCGACTTGATTAATGCTTGTACGCACAAGTGCCATGATCTGGTTGTTAGCTACAGCGGTAAGTTCACCACCTGCTGCAATTAGCTGACGTGAAGTTTTTGCTGTTTCGCCAAATTGCAATTGCCCAATGAGCCTAGCTGCAATCTTTGGCGTAGCTTCACCTGTCAGAAGCCCATTGCGTACCACCTGACTGAACCGTTCAGCTTGATCAACAGCAATACCGCGGAATGCTTTACTTACCACCTCACCGTTAGGCAACGTGATTGTTGCGCCTTTTGCTGCCGTGAGGTTAAATGTTCCAGTGCCTGCTTGATTGGCTAACGCTTCCACGCCATAGACGGATTTATATAAATCATCCGATAATGCCACGACATTAATCTGTGTCGGATCAGTTGTAACTACTGATTGCGCAAACTGCGGGCTGATTTCAACTGTATTCACTACGCTTCGCGCTCCTGCCGGTAATGCCTTCCGCAGTTGATCGGTAACGAAATCTGATTGGAGTTCTGCTAAGCCTTGCAGTTCGCTTGCAGTGATAGCAGTACTATCGCCCGACCATGTATTAAGGCTGTCTTTGAGCTGGGCAAGTATTGCACGTAACCTTGCTGCTTTTACTGGTGCTGCTAATTCATCTATTGTTCGTAGTTGGTTTACCGCATCAATAATAATATTATTGTAAGTTGTGATTACTTGTCGCCCTACACTATTGCTGTAACGGTTTAAATCAATTGCGTTACGAAATAGGGCTGCCGGTATCGTCATTCAGCCCTCCGTTAGCAGTTGCGCTTAGTTCTTCTTCTACATCAAAATCATCGCCTAACACTTCACCGTTAGCAAGTTGCTCCAGTAGTGTTTCTTGCGTAATGGTGCCAGCGGTATAAAGCTGTAGTAATGCCTGGATCTCTTGAGGTTCTAGCCTTGCGCCAATAAAATCACGATTTACATGACAACTGCCAGCCGCCTCAGTAGTGCCAAGATATTCAGCATGGAAGCGTAAGCAGTTATCAATCATGTCTTGCATATTCTGCGCAATTACCATCATGGTGCTGTCGCCTTGGCTGCGGTCAATTCTTTTTGCCTCTGCTGTTTCGGCGCTTAACTTCTGGCCTAACACTGCTGATAAACCAAGCTCATTAATCTGCCCTGCAAGCTGCTCTAGCCGCTTGAATTGGTACTCAAAACTGGTGCCACCTGGTTCTATGTATTCGGCCCGACCATCTGCGGGAAATGCAATAGCCTCTCCTGGGCCTGCTGATACTTCTTCTGCTGCTGACGGGAAGCCAAAGAATGCCAACATCGGCACTGCTGATATATGTAGCTGGTTGTCAAGATCTGATTGTATTTGATAGGTTTTAAGGTTTAGTTCTGCGATATCTTCTAATGGTGGCCTTGATTCTAAATAACCAACACGGTTGCTGTATGCAACGCTAAACGGTATCTCGCTAAGGCTTGTATTACCTTCTTCTACAATTTTAAACTCGCTGTTATCTTGCTTTTGATGTAGCTCGTATGCACCTGGTGTTAAGACGCGAACTTGCTGCACTGCCTTCTCACCGTAATCGCCATCAGGCACAATCACCGATTCCAGCAATCGCAACATCGTGAGTTGCTGCTGCCCGTCTTTCGCTTCAGTACGCCAACCTAAAATTTGCCGTGGTGTGTAGGTGCACCAGTACGGTCTACCGCCATCTGATGGTGCATCAACTAATGTTCCAATGTGGCCGTAACGCACCAACTTGCGTGCAGTTTCATATGTCCAAACATTTAGATCATTACCTTGCAGATCAACGTCAAATAGTTGTTCACGTATGTTGTCGCTGGTATCATTTAGCCTGACGGGCTTACGTGTTAACATCCCTGCCAACATCCGCTCTAAACGTTGATAGTAAGGCGGGCAAACACTTCTAGCCAAACGATTGTCAAAACTTTCATCTTGTTCTCTAGGCTCTTGCGGCAGGTAGCGGCGATGCCTTTTGCGCATCCCGTAGGTGCCTTGCATTAAATCTTCAATAAGCATCCAATGCGATTCCTGCGCATACCATGCGGTATTTGCATCTTGCACCTTTGTGACCTTGCGGTCAGCAGTAGGCCGGTCGTAGAAATTAAACCCTGTGTACATGCGACCGGCCTATTTGCTTATAGTTTAGCCTTGATAACCGTCCTTACCTCGCCATCAGCGTTAATGGCAATCACATGATGGATCTGCGGTTCATTGCCTTTAGGTTTTAGCAAACGGCCAACAGCCGTCACTTTAGGCTTCTGCATCAGCTTCCTCCTCTTCTTCATCATCATTGTCAACATAAGCATCAATCACTAGCCGCTGCTGCACATATTGCAATGCACCAACAACTTCAATGACTGACAGGTCTTGCTCTGCAATCAAAGCATCAAGTTCTTCGAGAAACGTTTCCATATTCAATGTTCGTTTTACTTGTTTAGTTTAGCTTGCCATACGCATATTTATTTTCTTTTCTTAGCTTTTTGCGTTTTGTAGCTGTAGAGGGTTTTAGCGGTGCCCATCAGGCTGAGCTGCCTCATGCCGGTATCCGAACGCTTAAGCCCTTTCGGCCTCTTGCCATCGTTATGGGTGCCCGTATCGAAGTTCGAATAGCGACCGCGCCCCGTTCGCTCAAGGGCCAATCCCGTGCGGGTGCGTTGGGCCGCAATCGCTTGACTGCGCGTCCTAGCAACAAGCGGATTAGGGGCCTTTGGTTTGGGGGCTGGCTTCTTCATAGTGCCAGCGGCGCTTTTGCCTTTGACGTAACCAGGGGCCCTCTTGCCTGCCTTATATGGTGTGAGGTCCCTGCGGCTAAGAGCTCCACGATTGGTTGCATTCTTTCTCTGCTGCTCTTTAGCGGCTTTCTGGGTATTTGATATTTCGATTTTTTCCCTAGCGGTCTGGGCGGCGATCTTTGCCTTGGCGCGTGTTCTGCCTTGCTCTAGCGAATTGTAAGGACCTGGCTTATTTCTGTTAGGGGTGCCGGTTGAATACTTTCTACGGGCTCCAATGTTTTGAGCAACTGCGGCAGGGGCATTGCTACCTGCTGAGTTTGGTTTCGCTAGGAATTTAATCGCCCTTTGTCTAGCCTCAGTTGAATTGAGACGTTTTACAAGTGAATCACTAGCAGGGGCCGCCCCTTTGGCCTGGAATCTTTCAGCCATACGCTTAACTTTTGCTTCGTCTGGTGTGCGTTTGCTTTTAGTGGGGGGCTTAGCGGCGGCCTTTTCTGCTTTAGCGGCGGCCTTGCCTTTGGTATTAGCTGAATCGCGGTAAATATTGGGATATCTTTGTGCATTCGTGGTCGGACCTTGCTTAAGGTTTGTGTCGCGCTTAACTTTGCCCCTGATCGCATTGGGCCGCTTCGCCCTGGGCCCTGTCACAGGTCCATCCCCCCTGCCAGTAACACGCTTGCCCGCAATCGGCCGCGCCTCAAGTTTAGTTATTGACCTTGTACGCCCTGCAATATTTTGTTTGATCTCATTAGCTGTAGTTTGGGCAGATAACTTACCGGTTCTAGATGTTGTCTTTTTAGCGATCTCCTGCTGTACCTTTAACCTTCCTTTGAAGACTTCCCTATCACCTTTAAGCGAACCTATTTTATTAGCTAACTGTGAGTTAGGTGCTAGGGGTTCGCGCTTGGTGGCCCTGATCCTGCCTTTAGCTTTAGGAGCCTTTGCTGCAGGGGGTTTGGCTGCTGTGGTTTCGCTCCCTTTGGTTTTCCTGAGATTTTCAGCTCTTTTCTCAGCTCCTAGCCATTTTCTTTGAGCAGCAGCAGAGACTTTGCCAGCTGCATCCTCCTTCTCGAATGCAGCTGATC